GCCACGATATTTGTTATCTTGAAAAATCTTAATCCAATCTGGCACCTCACCAATGCGCTCATCCTTAAGAATTTGATTAGCGGCATAGTCAGCGGCAATGTTAGACAACTGAGGATCACGTCCGTTGCGACGACCCATATGGTCAAAAACATTATGAAGAACTTCGTGTGCAAATCCAAACTCTGCCTGCTTAGGAGTAAGTTTATAAACAAAGTCGTTATTGTAATAAAAGTGGCGACCGTCTGTAGCCAATGTACCACACCAGTCAGTGGCATCGACTAATTTCAAACGTGTAGCGAGGTTGCCAAAGAAAGGATGACGCAACAGCAGACCAATTCGAGCAGTAATAAGTTTTTCTACAATCTTATTTTTTTCTGCTTGTGAAAATTCACGCTTTTGTATTTTGTTGTCTTTAGTTGCGGTGCTAGTTTTTGCTGACATTGTAGTGCTCCTGTTTAACTGTATATATACAATTATACATTCAAATTAGAAAAAATGCAAGTAAAAAGGCCCTTGCGGGCCCTTTTATTAACCTTCCATTGCGGTAATAATGAACTTACCGTATTTGTCATGGAACTTATCAAAGTTCTGAAGTTTGGAAGCATCAAACGGCAGTTGATAGTTAGTCAACGCAACCTTAGCACCCATAACAACCAATTCAGTTGGGAAGTTATCCATCATGAATCCAAAGAAGCAGTCTGCCATGGCATCCCAATCTTTAACTTTCTTTTCGTATGCAGTTTGCAGTTCGTAACACATAGAAACTGTCAACGAATACATCGCAGAGATTTCTTTGATATCGCACTTCTTAACCTTACCTGCTAGGATGTCTTCTGGTTTAGGCATCTGTTTGGCAACCTTGCGGTGAGCCATAAACTTAACAGCAAGACCTTCACCGATTGCACCTGCAACTAAGTCGGTCAATGTGCCTTCTGGCAAGTCATCATCTTGCAACAGTTCGGATACAAACGACCATGAACGCGGAGTTGCGAAAGCACGGCTTGAAGATTTTGGATCAAAGTCGTACAAATCTTGTTTGGCAAAGCCAACATAACCTACAACTTGTTCGTGGATCTTGTTCTTAACAGCCCATTCTTGCCAATCTTCGAAGTCGGACTTCAATTCAATATGAACAAAACGGTTAGCCAACGGAGCAGGCATACGATAAGTAACACCCTTGTCAGTTTCACGGTTACCTGCGGCAACAATACTAACACCTGTTGGCAGTACATAAGTACCAACACGGCGGTTCAGTACCAACTGGAAAGCAGCCGCTTGGGTAGCAGGAGCCGCAGAGTTCAATTCATCCAAGAACAGGATAGCGGTAGACTCTGGATCTGTGGGCAATTCTGCAGGAGGAGCCCAAGTCATAGTATTTTCGGTACTATTGTAATATGGAATACCTTTAATATCAGTAGGTTCCCAAAGAGATAGACGAACGTCAATTACATCGCGACCTTGTTCGTCGCCAATTTGTTTAACAATATCAGACTTGCCGATACCTGGAGGCCCCCACATAAACACGGGACGCTGGATTTTAACGCACTTACGAATAGAACGTTTTGCTTCGTTAGGAGTAACAGTACGATTGGTTGAAATTTGCTCTGCCATTTGTAACTTTCGATGAAATTAGTTAAGAAATATTGAGCACCAACTGCTTCAATATGTATTAATTATACGCTCATTTAGCAGAGTTGTCAAGCGATTTTGCTTTTGCAGAGGAGAATCTTGTTATGTTGCCAGAAAACAACACTAGTTGTACAGCCATTTTATCGTCAAATACAAAGACTTCTTTGCGGGTAACATACCAGGGGCATGTAATAAAGTTATCTAACCGTAGGATTAGTTGGTTGGTGTATTCGACTTCGTCTTCAAAACGGACACGATGCACTTTAAGGTATTTGGTTAGACGAGCAAACCCTTCATCGGTTAGTTTGAGGCCGCCTTTTTCTTTGTTACGTGGATTTTTCCACCATAGGGCAACAAGTTTTCTGATCGATTTTTCATCAGCGGGCAGTTGTTCTTGTTCCGCTATGTATTTGGTAATCTCAGTCTTTTGGTTCATCAGTTAACTTCTCACCGGTTGTTAACTTAAAAACAGAAAAGTCAGTTGTATTGAACATTTTATTTAATTTTTCTGCTAGATTATATGCATGACCAGCATTTGAAAAACTAACCTTTTTGTATTTTGGGCCAATTTGGTGTGCCACTATACTGCTAGTCTTTAAATTAATTGGCTTATCTTTATAAAAAACTGCCCAAATGGCATCGGCTTCTAAAACTTGTTCTGTTTTATAAGTTTTTTTATTTGTAATCTCTAGTAATACGTTTGGCTTAGGCCTGCTCATAATATACGCAATCTCCAATAAGTGCGTATATATTTACCAATTTGATCAAGAAAACGCTCCGCCGTCTATCTTAATTACTATGTCTTCCCCTAATCCAGCGGTGGTATTCTCACCTGCCAACCGGGTCATAACAACACTTAGGCTGTTTTGCAAGTCAGTAACTTCTTTAATACTTAGAGTAAGACCTTTTTGATTGCTTTTAATAGCAAGCCTTGCTTTGTTTAAGAAGTCTTCAATTGGGAATGTGTTAATATTGCTCATGATTTATTAACATTATTTAACATGGACTTCATTTCCACTTCAGTTTTAACCGGACCGTAGTACGGATATCTTTGTAGTGTAATAAGTTTAGGGCAAAAACTCTTTACCCATCCTTTTCGAAACTTAATAATATAGAATCCGGCACAATATCTGCTTTTGCTTTTTGCGCTTTTAGCATATAACGGAAGTTTTTCTTTCACACTATAAACAGGTTCATAAGGTTTACTACTGCAAGGATAATCATAAATCATATAACCTTTATTTTCCGTATCACCTGTAGTACGTTTCATTCCTTCTTCAAACAAAACAATACCTAACTGTGCTTTAACATCTGCAAGATTTTTAAATCCCATCTCTTTTCCGTTACGGTGGAATATATAACCTTTTTTGCTTTTAGAAATTGCACCAATTTTTTTGTTATTATCAGTAACTAACCATTCCTTATTTGGAACTAATACTTTTGCTGTTGAATTCATGCTACATACCTCGCGTTTAATGGTTCTGCATAACTTGTAACTTGCTCGCTAATCTTTTGCAGATCGTATTCTGCACAGAATTTCAATAACCGAACGCCAACTTGCGGAATACTTTTTTCTGCGGCAGTTGCGATGTCGATTGTTTCTTTAATTAACACTTTAATGTTGTCTGGTTGTGCAGTTAAGTCACAAAGAACTACATTTCGATTATAGTCATCTAATACACGATGTTCGACACCTTCATGATCAGACCAACGTTGGAGCATGAGATTGTTCCACGAGTATCCTTTGGAGTCTCTGTCAGCAAAGGCGTCACGGAGACCAACCTTATTCTTTGTCCCTTTTTCACGTACTCCCGGATACGCACTAAAGATGTTGTCGGAGGTGTCGCCACGCATACACTTCTCAAAGAGTAACCATGTTGGGTCCGGTTCGGGCTTTGGCAGATTAGTTTTCTTATCAATGACACGCTTACCTTTTTCATCAAAGTACCCTTCGTGTGTAGTTGTAATCTGCATTACACCATTATACTGTTTTACGTTAGGTGCAATTAACTGTGCAAAGTCGCCATCTGTGCTGATGATAATATGATTATCTTTTGGATGTGCCTGTATGAATCCGGCAATTAGATCATCTGCTTCTAATTGTAGATGTTGTAATACTGTGCAATTTGTTTTGTTAGTAATGAAATCTTTAAACTGATCAAACGTTTCCCAAAACACACGGTCTTCTTCCGCTTCCCTAGGACTCTGAGCCGCTCGGGCTTCAGTCCGCTGTCGCTTGTAAGGAGCGTACACATCCTTTCTCCATGAACGTCCTTCTAAACAGAAGATAATGTGATCTCCTTTAAAGTCTTTCCATGCCTTGCGGACACTGCCTAGTACGGTAGCAATACTCATACCAACCTTATCTTCTAAACTACCACGAACTACATGGCGTGCTCTAAAAAAAGTATTTGCAGTATCGACAAGAATATATGTTTTGCTCATTAAGAAACCTCAGTTCTTCCATTACCTAAATTGTTTACATTAATATAACCAGCACCTCGTCTGCTCATATCAACACCTTCGTCACCGCCTACGTTGCGACATAGTTCACTAAACCATTGATCGACAATTGCTTCGTCTGTGTCACCTGCGTATCCTGCCGCTCTTAATTGTAACACAAAGTACTCGTTCCAATCAAGTTCAAAGAATCCATTTCGAATGTTATCTTTGTTAACATGTGTGTCTAGTACAGCAACCCAAGGTTCTCTATTTTCGGTTGCAATTTCTTTAGGAGTCTTTGGTGCAACTGCCGCCTTAATCTCTGCTAATTCTTTTATTGCTTTTGCAGATTCTTCTTCTATTTTATCAAATCCAAAAATCTTTTTAATAAATTGTTTCATATTTTTCCTTTTAGTTGGCATAACTGCTTGATCTAATATACCCATTATACCCTGCCCCATTTAATTTTTAACCAAATACGTTCATGGATATAGTAGTCAATGCTTAACAAAATATGTAAGGCAGTGGCAAATCCTGTAGCACTTCCGAGGTCTCCTGTAAACAAATATGTCCACAGGATAGTAAACAACCATGCAGTTAAACGATAGGTAATCATTCTTGCAATAGTTCGTTTTTTAGTTTCCATTAAGTACCCCACTCGTTCTTAAACAACGGCACCTGCAATCTATCGCTGTAACGAAGACCGTGTTTCATAGCCGCTAGTGCTACTGCTTTATTATTCAATGAGTATACACTTTCGATGCCACCAACTGGCATTAAGTACACATTGCCTTTAAATCCAGCGGCACGATATTCTTCAGTTGCTTTTAGTGCATCTTCGATATCTTGTTCTGTTGCTACAACAAACTTAAGATACGCATGTCCGATATCTTCATAAGATACAACAACTTCTGGCTTGATAGCATCAGCCCAAGGCTCGCCACTGGCAGGTAGTTTTGCACTAATTGAAAATGTTAATGCCTCTCGCCCACGATTTTTATTACCTAATGTCCAATTAAGCAAATACTGCCTAAAGTCTTTTGTTAAACGCATCGTGCCATTTGTCTCAAATGTAATCTCTTTCAACCCCTGCATACAAGGTTGATCTAGTAATTCTGGATAGGCACGTTGCCAGCCTAGTAACGGCTCGCCGCCGGTGATAACCAAATGTTCATCCTTCCACTCTTTAAATGGCAATGTATCAACAATTGCTTTAGCAAGACCCTCTACTTCGATCATTGGGCTAAGATCTTTAAATGCTGGATGCCAACTTGCGTAACTGTCACAACCTGTACTAACAAGCGGTAATTGTTTATAGTCGTTGTAAAAATGTGCAACTGTTGCAATGTCTTCTGCCTCATTGCTTAGTTTACCACGCGGCATACCAAAACCTTGACAGGTAAAGTTGCAACCGTATGTTCTCAAGAACACAGACGGCACACCCATAAAGCGACCTTCGCCTTGGATAGAATAGAATAATTCGGAAACTTTAATTTTACTCATATATGTTAGACCATTTCTTTAGTTTTTCAATTTTTGCGGCTTTAGCGATATTTAGATTGTTCAATGTTACTACGCCTTTCTCTAGCATAATATCAACCATTGCAAGCATATCGCCTAATTCTTCTTCCAAGTGCTCACGATTAGTTTTAGGCTTGCCCGGCTTGAGGTTGTCAATACCGAATCTGCTAATTTTACTAATTGCTTGAATTACTTCAGCACACTCTTCTTGGGTAATGTCCATTACCTCTTTAATTTTTGGATCCATAATATTCCTTGGGTAGATAAGTAATTATACACAATTATTTAGGCTTGTCAATAGCATATGCAATATTTAAAAACCAAAATAGCATGGTCTCTAAACGACTTCTGTAAATCAGAATGTTCCTACTGTCCAATACACGCTAGGGGAGGTCCAGTCCCCCCAGAAACCAAAGATTATCTTCGCATAGCCAATTTACTTATTACCACTTATTCTAGTATGGGTAGAACAATAGATTGGAACTTCAACGGAGGAGAACCGTTAGATATGGACGACATTGCTATGCTACTTAAACTATGTAGAACAAACGGCAATTCAATGGAGTTGAACACTAATGGTGGCAAGTTATGGATGGATTGGTGGGCAATTGAACCTTATGTGGACAAATTAAATCTTACATACCATTACTGGCAAAATCCTAAACTAGTAAAGTACATATTTGATACATTTAAAGAAAAGAAGAAAACAATTAATATAAATGTTCCTGTACGTCCTGACTATTTTGATGAAGATATGGAAAGAGCATCTTTGTTAGAAGAGGAATGTAATATAGTTATTCCTAAGTACCTCTTATATAATAACAGTGATCCTGCCGGCGGAATGTTTCCATACACTAATACTCAATTAGATAAGATTTGGTTATTTAATAAACCTTTTAATTTAAGAAAACCTCCAGAACCGCCGCCTCCACCTAAACCTTCAATACCTCCTCCTAAGCCAATTGCTCCACCTCCACCCCCGCCACCATCGGTATTGGTTCAAGAAAAACAAAAATTTGAAACAACAACATTTGAACAGCGATATAAGGAAACGTATACATCTTCCCCTGTATTCACCGGACAACTATGTAATGCTGGAATTGAGTATTTGTTTATAGGTCCACAGGGGTGGGTTAAAGGTAGTGACTGCAATAACCAACCGTTAGGTAATATATGGAAAGAAAGTTGGTTACCTCCTACAGGCCCTCAAAAATGTACTATGATTGCCTGTGCATCTAATGCCGACAGAAGGCTTACAAAGTTTCCTTTGCCTTTGCAGTAAGATACGTGTCGTTGTGTATCCACTGATTATTGACTAAGAATCCCCATTCTCTAAGTTGTGGACCAGGCATGAACATTGTCCAGCAGTCTGTTCCTTCTTTAAGTTCAACACGGTGATAACTATTAGCAGGGCAAATACGGAAGTGCCCAGGACCACGCCAATGCCGTGTCTCACTGATCTTGGCACCTTGTGAATCAAAGTTAGGAGTCCATTCATAATAACCACCTTTTAAAATTAGAGTAGCGTAAGGCCATGGATGATCATGCACATCATCGGGGTCTGACTTAAGGAACTTGTGAAGAAAGATATTAAAGGGGAAGTGCTTTCTATCTTTAAGAAACAGATAGTAGCGTTCGAGGTAAGATTCATTATCTTGTCTATCCATTACAATACGTTTGCGGCCAACACGTTCTAAAAAGTTTAGAAACCATTTCATTTGATCATCTCCAACAGTTTTCCGGCACTAAAAAATTGTTCAGTTAAATCGTGCGTTTGTTTACGCAACTGCGGTAATCTCTTTTCATAGTGCGTCATAGTAACTATAATATGATGACATAGTTCTTGTCTATGTGTTAGATAACTATTCCAGTCTTGTGTCCATTCACTAGGATATTTAAATCCTTCATAATACATTTCACTGTATGACAAACGATCTGGAACCGTAGGTATAGCGTCTACGATAGCACCTTCGTAACAACTAATTCCTAATGTTTCTTGCAAGTTAGCACTAAAAACAATTTTAGATTCACCTAACAAATTATGATATTCATTCTTTGTTAATTGTTGCTCTTGGCAAATAACAAATTCATATTGTGGAAGTTGTTCCTTGAGATCTCTAAAAATTTCAACTTGCTTCTCAGGAGCCATACGATGTGGAAACAAGATAAGATCACGCTTGGGCATGTTTTTATAACCAGTTAATGTACCATCCATATAGTCCATGGGCCATCCAGTAATAATAATTTTCTTATCTGTTATCATATCTGTCTTGTCTTCCTCGTGCCAAGGATTTTCTTCCTTGTAACCATCTTCTAACAAGTTGTCTACAAACATATCAACATGAAACTGCGTTGCAAAGTAGTTATGATCAAATGCGTGAAAGAAACTTTTCTCAGCATGTCTAACCCATTTCTTTTTACCCACAATCCGTCCTAGGAAGTCTTGAGGATCATAACTGCCAGCATGCCATAGGCCGTGTGTGATTACTGGGATACCTAGCAACTCGCTCATGTACTTTAAGTTGATAATACCCGGGTGCCAAGAATCAGTAAAAATAAAGTGATCGCCGGCATGAACGGCTCCGTCACAAAATAGCCTGCCCATTTGCTCAACTTGTCGAGACTTGTATATATTGGTGCCACCAAAATTAAGAAAAGCACCAGGAGTAGTGGCTGAAGGAATATCTTCAGGCCCAGATAGAACTTGAACATTGTGTCCTGCCTTTCGTAAGAGAGAAGGTACATGGGCCTTCCATTGACCTGTGTACCTAGTTTCTACGCTTTCTAAGTCAACTAGAAAGACGTTCGCCATATTAGTATCCTTGACGTTGGGCTTTGTATTCTCTACGAGCCTTACGTTCTAGATATTCTTGACCACGTTGGAAGTTTTTATATTCCAAAGAACGGTACATATCGCTTGGGTTGTAAGCAAGCATATTAAATCGGCAATGATCTAGCCACTTGTCTAGGTCGTCAAAAATTTTGTCGACTTCGGGCTTCATACGAAGAGTTTTTTGAATATAGGCAGGTTGTGCCATAGTGAATTACCTTTGTTTAAAATTAAAGGGTTGATGGGAATTTAATAAAGCAGCCATTCTCGCCGTCTTCACTTACGTCAATCCAAGTCTCACGACCTGGATATCTTGCGCCAATTGTCGCGTTTAAATCACGAGCAATCATTTCGCAGGATTTATAGTTGAGTTCGAGTGTGCCATCGTTGTAGCAGTTCTCGAGCCAACGTTTAAACTGGATAAATTCAATATCACGATCATCGTGAAATACTTCAATATAGATTTTAAAGTGAAAGATATGTCGATGTGGAGTACCGAGGAAACTAACGTCATACATGTCGCCTGTTTTGAGAACAGGGTCTGTTGCCGCCGCTGGGTAGCAATGAATACCTTCCTTACGAAAGGTAACCCAAATCATAGATGTTTCTTTATCACTCATCTTTGGTTTTCTTTACAGTTGTCTTTTTAGCAGGAGTTACTTTTTCTTCTGCTTTTGCAGGAAGGTTGTCTTTCATCATATTATAGATTTCCCACAACTTCCAGTCAATACTTTCGAGCAACTTAAACAGTTTTTCTTCAGGATTCTCTCTTGGAGTACCTTTGGTTACTTTTGCATTAATCATTTAATTACCTTGTCGTTTTTATAAGCAGACCAATCTGTAAATGCAGAACGGTCTGTTAATTTATGCAGGCTATGAGACCATACGCCTGGATTTGTGGCCTTAAAATCTTTATCATCAATTTTAATCATTGTGTTATAATTCCAAAGTTTGATATAAGGAATTGGTACACGTATTTGTGGAATAAAATTGTTACTTTCACATAGGCCACCGTCGTGAAATTCCTCAACTGCACTCATAGGAATGTCTAAACTACATAGGTAGTCTTTAGACAAAAAGAATTGAATCATAGATTCCCATTCAGTCCACTCGTCCGGAGTTTGCGGATTGAAACTATGATTAGCGCCAAAAAAGATATGTTCGGCACCGTTTAAGTTTAATGCAATGTGTTCCACTGGATGAATACCAGTGACAAACAATGTCTTAAGTCCGTATGCAGGAGTATGCTCAACTTCTATACCAATAAAAAATTGGACATTATCTGCTTCACCAGTTGTGTAATCTCGTTTCATGTTATTAGTATAGCGTAATAGTTAGTAATAGTCAACACTTAATATTACCAAATTAATCTGATTTTGGAAAAGATTCACTAAACGGCCAATTCGTATTTGGATTAGGTCTAGGTTTTAGTTTAACATTTTCTTTAATAACTGTACCATCGTCTTCACATAGGCTAACTTGGTATGGTGCAATGATATGCACGGCAGCGTCTTCTTCCTGCCAATCATGTTCACCGTCGAACAACCAACCAGCACCACCTTCGTAGTAAAGTTCTTTGAGTTCTTGTTGCTCCATTGCAGGGATATCATCGCTGAATTCCCATTCAACACTACAACTGTCATCGAATTCGCAACCCCAACCTACATCTGCACGAGCGTAGGCAACATCGTCACCTTCCCATGGAAGGTTACAGTCCATATCTTCTTCAATAAAGCCTTGTCCCCAACGGTAAGTTTCGTCGATATTAAACCAACTAATAGAACCATCGGGGTTCTCACGAAACATTTCTACATGGTAAACAATGCTTTTCTTTTCCAGAGGCTTAATTACGTATATAGTCATTTTATTTCACCCGTGTTTTACGCTTAGGTTTAGATTCTGCGGTTGCTGGAATATTACTTTCATGTCTAAGAATAGCATCTCGAACATCTCGAATCAATGCATCGTCGTCCCATTCTAATTTTTCAGGATATCCGTCACTGTTATATGTAATTGTTAAATGACTACCTCTAACCACAATAGGCTCTTTAACTACTGGTTTAAAAATCTTCATTTCTTTCTTTTCTCTTTTTGCAATAGGAGTAGGTTTTCTTACAGGAACTTCTGCTACCGCTACTACTTCTTTCTTTTTACGAGTTGCCATATTATTCTCCTATAGATTCTTCAAGTGCTCTCAGATCGTCGTCATCTGGATTTGCAAGATCAATTTCTGCAACCTTGGTAACTTGCTCTATTTCGAACAAACTACCAAATGTATTCTGTGCAGGACCGCCTTGTAGACGTGCGCCTTCTAAACTACGCAAGAATGGGCCAGCACGTTCGATCATTGCAAATGCTTCGTCTTTTGTAGTTGTGTTAAACAGGTCTTCGATGAAAGAACTAAAGTATAGAATGTTACGCGGTACCCAATCTGAGTATTCATCGCTCATGTCTGCACTTTTAACTTTCTTCCAGTGCTTCCATGTTAGACGATCTTTAACTTTGGCAATTTCAATGTCCATTAACTGTTGAGCACGTTGTACAGCAACAATATGACATTCTACGTTATGTCCCATCATTAGAGCGTAGGCAAAACTATCCCAACTTGTTTTGTTTGGAATCTTACCTAACTTGTTAAGTTTAGGAACAACATGATAATGTGCAGGATTCAAGTGATCAAATTTAACACCGTTTAATTCTGCATCAGTCTTACGTTCGCCTATGTCATAGTACGCAATATCACCAATTGTTAGCCTGCGGCCGATTTCTGATTCGAATGGGAACGGGATATCTGATCCTGATAGTGCTTTGTTATCTGGTGCTTTGTCCATAATAACACTCCACCTCTTTGGCGTGTGCTGGGCGTTTGTGTAGACAAGTCCGTGCGCTGTTGCAATGAACGGTGAGGCGCAATCAAAAGAGATGGTAATTTCTTCATTTATGTGTTTCCTAATTTGTCGTTGAATTAATGTTAAGTAACAACTCCAGTCAAGTTGCGCTGTACCCAAGAAGTGGATCCAGTTTTTGCCCTTCAGCAAACCATCTTCTCTAAGTGTCATAAGACGCTTGAGAGTAATATCCATTTTGCACATGTTGGCACCACCGAAGGCCCAACCCTCTGCTTCACGACCTGCATACTTGCCTGCAGGATCACTAAATTCTTTAACACCATCATACCACTTCTCAGCAGTTTCCCAATCACCACCTTGTAGCACGTTAAGCCATTTAGTTTGACCTAGACGATTCTGCAAGAAGTAATCGTTATTGTAACGAGTCTTATCTAGGCAATCTTCAAATGTTTTTAATCCTGTTTTAGGACTATGAATATGATCACATGCCCAAGTTGGAACGTCAAGCATCATTGACCAGTCAGCAGTTACTTCCAACCACTCTAGAATCTTTTGACGAGTCTTAGTTGCCTCAACTCCTTCAAAGTCTAACCAATCAAACTTCAACACGCCCTTACCAATCTGGTATCCACCGGAGTCGCCTAGAATCATTGTGTTGTTGCGATCGCGTTGTTGGATCATAGACTCTTGTGTAAGACTTTTTTGTAGATCTAATTGTGCATGACCTGCAGAGTAAAGACCGTACTTGTATGTAAAATATCCTTCTTCGGGATTTAAGAAGTTCATACCTTCAATACCACGATCAAATCCTACAGGGATACGATCCTTAGATACAAATTCTTCTAGTCTCTGTTTAGCAACATATGTGCTATAGAAACTACTAATCGCTGGCAAATAGACAGCGTAGTCTTTCTGTAATGGGGTTAAGTTAACTGGTGGTCGTTTCATCTTTGCTCAATATAATTGTTGTTTTTAACTGGTCTTCCGCTCTCTTTAAGGTTTCGTATGCGGCCTTGATAGCAGGATGCTTTTTAGAAAGTTCTTCCAATTTTGCATCTTCTGCCATCTTGGTCATTGCCCAATCAATAGCAGATACGGCAGAACTATTTAGGCTTACAGTAGGATATGCCATATTAAGTTGTTGCCAGGTAGTGCCGTCCCATACTTCTACTTGTTGTTTAGAAGTATCGTAATGCATATTGCCAACACCTTGTGCAGATGGATTCCCGTATATGTAGGTACCAGAGCCGCCGCCCTGGATGTCTATCATAGTACCTGCTGTAATACCTTTTATCATGCCTGTGCAGGAATAATATATTTGTAAACAGCGACACCACTGTCGAGTTCAATCTGCATAGCGCCTTCGTTACTAAAACTAACCTTTGCATTGTTAGCATCGGCAATTTTCAAGATGCTTAGGACACTAACAACAGGCCATGTCCACGCCTTAGTCAACTTACCAGTAACACCTGTGGCAAATACAAACTCGCCACCGTGACTGCTTTGATCACCGAATGTAAACACTAACTTGTCGCCATCTGTCTTGGCTAAGAATGTTGTGTGCTCTGTGTTAGCACCTGCTTGGAAGTTAAATTTTTGAATTGCGGCAACAGTTGGAGTAACTTCAACGTGCCAGTTAACACCACGGAACTTAACAGTCTTAAGTTTCTCGTTAATGATTTCTGTATTCATGAAACGGTAATCGTTCTTAAAGTCGCCGTCTTTGTTTTCAAAATGCAAACCTACTGGTAAAGTTTCGCCATTGCGATCTGCGGTAACGACTTCGATCTTTGCATCCTCTTGGTATTCTTTGCCTTCAACTAGATAACGTAGTTTTTCTAGTTGTGGCATACCGAAGATGCCCTGCATTGCAGGCTGTGGATCTTTTGTTTCTGCATACATAATAACAGAACGGTCATCAGCCATACTGTCGATAAGAGTTTTGTCTTCTGTACCAGTAACTTTGACAATGTTTAAAAAGCCTAGTTTGTTTGTATGTGCAACAATGTCTTGTAAGATGGATTTCATATTTTTAATTCCTTTGTATAATTTTATTTAGATTTGTGGAGAAAGTCAACAACAATTTTAATCAAAACTGAACAGACTTCCAAACGTGTTATTTTCGGTAGTACTATTTAGATCCCAGTCTAGTACCCCGATGAGGTTTTCAACTTTATTGTTAATAATAGTTGTTTCCATTTCGCTGTGATCAAATGGTAGTTCTTGGAACCACTTTGGTAAACGCAATTCATCGACTGGGTATGCTACACTAGTATAACCTAACGGATTGGGCTTTACTTTACAAACAATAACTTTCATACCATCGACAATTTGTTGACTGTATTTGTCACCGTTCATTCTGCGTAATGTATTCCAGTTAATGGCAGCACGAACGTGGCCTGGCATATTAGTCTTACCTTGCTTGACTTCTTTGGCTTGGTATTCCGCAATATTGTTAGCACGTTTTGGACTACCTTTTTCCCAACCAGGTCGGGCTTTGAACTCAGTTCGGAACTCGCTAATTCGATCTAGAATGTCCTGTTCTTCAGCACCGTTAAGCACATCAGTTAGAATCTCTTCTAAGAACTTCTGCATAAATTCAGGAGTATCGCTACGCTTCAAATCTAAGCCCATGGCCTTAATTTTACCTGGCTTTCCATCAACGTCACTGCGCTTTCCTTCTTTGTCATAATAAAGTACAGCATAACGCTTCTTAGTAATAAACAGGCCTTTGATAGCAACAATTTCACGACCAGCCTTAATAACGTCTCCGCGACTCTTTGGACAGTGATGTGAGTCTAGCATAAAGTTAGGGAATGTGCTGTTCACTTCTGCGGCAATAGTATCATACAGTTGAACTGCGGTATCTTTATCCCAAGCAATCTGTCCTTTGGCAATTTCATTCTTTAATGTAGAATATGCACTGAAGTATGCAGAGTCTGTATCACCGTAGATGATGGCTTTACCAATGTGATCGTATTCACCTGTAACAACTTCATTTATCTTAGCCGCCATGTGCCTAGCAATTCCACGCCCGGTAAGGGTGGTTGACTGACCAATACGATTGTCAAAGAAACGACAGCCCATGTTAAGAATAGCACCGTACAAACTGTTAAGGTTAATTTTTTTAACCAACTGACGTTTATCCCAATATTCTTCTTCAATTTTATTTCCTGCATTAATTGCTACCTTTAGTTTTGCCTGCATATCCTTACGTTCGGCATACCAACGCTTGAGCAATCCAGGAATAATACCTTCATGCTCGTGTGTAAAGATTGTACCGTTTGCACTTAGCATCCACGGCTTACCACTATCAAAGATTAACTGATAGATTTCAGCCCCACTCATTACACTAGTCTCGCCGTTCTCCCAATCGATGATAATATCGTTGGCACGGTCTTGACTCATAACAAACTCATATTCGTTTGCGCCAAACTTACCTTCCCATGCTGCCGCAAAACTAGATCCTTTGGCAATCTTAGCATCGATTTCTGCCTGTGTATAATCTTGACGTAACTGACCCACAATAGTTTCTGGGCCCATATTCAACGCACGAATCACAGACGGATACAAACTGTTAATGTCCATTGAACCGATGTAGTCGTGTAAGCCTTTCTTAGGATATGCAACATACGCACCAGCCGCTTGGTTAGTCTCTCCCTCATCACGCTTTGGACGACTTGGAACAATTAATCCTCTGTGGTGGGCTTCATTTACAATAGCCTGTTCTGTAACAGCCACAGCACCCATTGTGGTTTGTAGCAACACAGTACATTCGTGTGCCAGTGTATTAGCAAGGTCTAAAAACTTTAATTTCTTGTCCAACTTATCCAACAATGCAGTATCTTGCCTGTTGTATTCAATAAACTTACGGAAATCGTTGTTATATAATTGATCAAGTGTGCCTTCGTAGACAGTTTTGCTTTCACCAATTTCCATTTCACCGATAGCATCCAGTCTATAGGTGTGTCGTTCTTCATAGGTATACTTGCGGTATAGTTCGAGACTGTCTAAATGAACACGCCCAATAAGATCGTATGTGATGGCCTTTTTGCCATACTTCTCGTACTCTCGTTTCTTTGGCATTTGTCCCCACAGGCACAGCCTACGAGTATCTTCCTTGCTAAGAACTTTGATAATGCGATTAACAGTATACGGCATATCAAAGCCTTCACTGTTCCATCCGCTTAAGATGTCTGCATCTTCAATTAGGTTAAGAAATGTGTCTAACATTTCGTGTTCTGTTTCGAACAAGTAAGTATTAGGGAAGTCTTTAACCTGTTCCTTTGCCTGCTCCATTGTGAGAGTCTTTGGAGGAATTGCAAGACAGACCAATGTGTCTAACCATTGTAGGTGAACAGCAATTGCAGTAATGGGCATGAATGCATCTTCAGGAGAAGCATAGCCACGTTCTGGATCGAAGTCCACCTCAATGTCCCAAAATGCTACATTGAGTTTTGGTGGTTCTTTGCCGAGATAGTTTTCTTCTAGACAACGGAAGACAGGGTTAATATCACTTTCGTATAGTTTATGTCCACTGTGAATTCTTTGTTCTTTTGTGAACTCTTTCCAACTTTTCGAGGATACTTTTGAAAGGTTTTCGCCGTATATTGATTTATATTTGCCCCTTTGGTCGGGGTAATAAAACATATAACGTGCAGGGTAATCTTGATAGATTCTGCCCTTTTTAGGATCTCTTTCGACAACGGTGACAATATCTTTGTCACGATCCCATCGTGCATCTACGTAACTCATTATTTTTCTCCTTGCAATTTTCGGCTTGCAAATACCAACAATGATCAATTATGGCTGATCCAACCTTTCTCAATAATATTTATTATTGCTAGAATAACATTCTTGCAAGTCCGATAGTATCAATAGTAGTTAACAAAATATAGTTAGCCAGCATACCAAAAGATTTCCTAGTCCAAGCAGCCCAAGCGTACAAAGCACAACCAGTAATCCAAATGGGATAAAGAGTAAGTAGCGGAGGAGTTGGGACTGTGAGAGCCATAGTAATCGAGCAACCAATGCTGATAGCCCAAGCAAGCAACTCAATAATAAAGCGAATTCTGTTAGATTTAAAGTCATCTTTTATCCACTGGATAGTTGGACCAAATAATGAATCCACCATTAATCTTCCTTACGGAAACTATGACCACTAATGTCGACAATAGTTTCGAGGTCATCAAATTCACGGAATACTTGATCCCATGTATCTTTCATTGAAACTCTAATTGCTTTTTTAATCACACTCGGTTTGACTTCGAGTTCTTCTGCTACTGCTTTGATTGTTTCATTTAAACCTTCGGTGAGGTCTTGAATTTCTTGCATAACAGTCATGCCTTCTGCAACGATCTGTTTAATCTTTGCTTGCTCTGGTGCGCCAAATGCTTTACCCATAAAAAATCTCCTTGTGTTATAGTATATAGCACACAAGGAGAATAGTCAACTATTTTTTACTCACAATTCCAGCGACTTAATGCCTTTGCTTTTGGAGTAGGGCGACCCTTTTCATCTTTCATTGGGCCTTTATTACCACTCATTCTGGCACAGAAACTTTTACGGCGTTTAGCATCTTTGCTACCTGCTTTGAGTTTACTTGGTTTGGTAGTAACAGCAGTCTTAAGTTTGCTACCTGGATTTTCACGACGATAGGCATTAACGGCCTTTTGGCTTAGACCGTCTGTTTTATCTTTTTTATTGACCTTGTTCCAGTCTTCTAGAAGTTCATAAATTTTCATTTCTTTTTAGCCCTTCCTGCTTTCATATTAGCCATCCAATGTGCTAGTTGTCCTTTGCGTCCGCCTTGTTTGGCGACCTTACGTAGTGTGCTTACACTGGCTTTAGTAGGAACACCATGACGCTTACTATCGCCTTTGTCTTGTGGATTCTTACCATCAGCAAAATTTTCGTCAAGGTCATCTAAAAATGTATCGGCAAATTTCTTGCACAATCTTTTGATATCCTCATTGC